CGTTCAATTCTGGCGATGGTGTAGATTTGTTTTCTACTGCACACCCTTTGGTGTCAGGAGGAACAAACTCCAACACATTTGCAACACAAGCAGACCTTAATGAAACTTCATTAGAGAACGCTGTGATTCAAATAGCTGGATGGACTGATGAGCGTGGACTGTTAATAGCAGCTAAACCACGTAAGCTTATCGTTCCACCAAACGGCATGTTTACTGCTTCACGTATCTTAGAATCTGATGGTAGACCAGCGACAGCTGATAACGATCTCAACGCAATCAAAGCGAATGGAAGCATTCCTGAAGGTTACGTTGTTAATCACTTCCTGACAGACACTAATGCATTCTTCATAATGACAGACGTACCAAATGGCTTTAAGCACTTTGCACGTACTCCATTAGAAACAAGTATGGATGGTGACTTTGATACTGGTAATGTAAGATACAAAGCAAGAGAAAGATATTCCTTTGGAGTGTCTGATCCACTAGGTATTTTTGGTTCTTCGGGATCAAGCTAGTAACTTGAGGGGAGTTGAAATGATATATACTCTCCTCACCTTTTTCTAGGGATTAAATTTAATCTATCGACTGCCCTAGCAGACTCGCCAAGACGATAGAATTTATTAAGGAGACTTAGTATGGCAAAATCAACATTTTCAGGACCGGTTAGATCACTAGCTGGTTTTATTTCAGCAGGTAATGCTACAGTAACTAGCCTTACTGCTGACACAACTCTCACAGTCGCAGCACACTCAGGTAAAATACTTACTTGTAATGATGCTGATGGTAAGTTTACTTTACCTAGTATTGTATCTACAGCACCCGGTTCAGATGATGATCCTAATCAACTAAACAATTTAGGTGCTTCATTTACTTTTGTAATAGAAACAGCAGCTACAGATTTAGATATTTTAACTGATGGAACTGATAAGTTCGTTGGTGGACTGTATATGGGTAAAAGCGATGCAGCAGGTAAAACATTTTTCTCAGGTGCAAGCAATGATGTTATAACTTTGAATGGTACAACTAAAGGCGGTATAGCTGGAACAATCATTAAAGTTACAGCAATAGGCACAGCCAAGTACGCAGTAGAAGGTATAGTCCTTGCATCCGGTACTGTAGTAACTCCATTTGCTGACGCTTAAGGAGGTCTATAATGGCTGATGCAGTAACAACACAAACTATCTTAGACGATGGTGGTAAAAACTTAATAGTTAAATTAACTAATATTAGTGATGGCACTGGTGAAAGTGATGTCACTAAAGTTGATGTATCTGCTTTAACTTCAGGTATTAATGGTCAAGCATGTTCAGGTATAAATATAAATAGGATATGGTTTAGTAATGTAGGTATGGGTTTCAAATTATTTTGGAATGCATCCTCAAATGTATTTGTACTAGAAGCAGGAGCAGATCAAACTGATACTTGGGATTTTACTTGGAGTAGTAAAAATTTGCCGGGAATACCTAATAATGCAGGTAGCGGAAAGAATGGTGATCTATTATTAACAACTGTTGGACACACCAGCGGTGATACTTATAGCATCATTATTTGGGCAAATAAAAGTTACGATACTGCTACTACAGCGTAATGTCTAAGTCAGTAGAAACTGATAACTTACCTTTAGAAGCACGTTTAAGTGGTTTAGAAAGAGAGTACGCTCTACGTTATGAGTACATAGAGCGTAGACTCGATGAAGGTAGCAAGAAGTTTTTAAGAATAGAAAATATGCTGTGGGGTCTTTATGGTTTAGTTTCTGTTGCAGTCGCATATATTAAATTTATATGATGGAAGAATCTGTAAAGAAAAAAATTAATCTTGAAGTAGAGATAGATGCTAATGCAAATAGTGCAGGTGACAATCCTTTTCAGAAGTGGATACACCTAGCAAGAACTGTTGATGCTTGGAGAATATTTCCAAGAGCGTTTGTAACTGTATATATCATATTACTTTATAAAGTTGTCACTTGGTTCATGGACATACCAGAACCTAACTTAGAACAAGCAGGTCTTGTGTCTATAGTGGTTGGTGCTATGGCAGCAGTCTTTGGTATATATGCTGGTACATCAGGACAAAGTAAAAAGTTTAAAGGTGAGGATTAATGGCTAAAGACTCTAAGTTAAAAAATGCAGGAGTAAGTGGATACAATAAGCCAAAACGAACACCAAATCATCCTAAAAAATCACACGTAGTTGTTGCCAAGAAAGGCGACAAAACTAAAACAATACGTTTTGGTCAACAGGGTGTTAAAGGTGCTGGCAAAAATCCTAAGTCTAAAAAAGATAAAGCACGTAAGAAATCATACTATGCAAGACACAATGCACAAGATGCTAGTCCAGATAAGTTTAGCGCAAGGTATTGGAGTCATAAGGTTAAATGGTAATAAGTAGAACTCAAACTAAAAAACAAATGACAGGCAAAAAAAAGAAATCAAGAGTAAATGAAGCTGGTAATTATACAAAGCCGGGTATGCGTGAGAGAATGTTTAAACGTATTAAGGCTGGTGGTAAAGGTGGAAAGCCCGGACAATGGAGTGCTAGGAAAGCACAGATGTTAGCTAAACAATATAAATCAAAAGGTGGAGGATATAAGTGAGCAAAGACTTAGAACCAGTAGTAAAGCAGTTGCAGAAAGCATCTAAGATGCATGCAGCGCAAGCTAAAATAGTAAAGAACCATATAAAGACTATGCACAATGCCGCTAAAAAAAGGAAGTAGTCAGAAGGTTATATCTTCTAATATTTCTAAATTAAAAAAAGAAGGGAGACCACAGAAACAAGCAGTGGCTATTTCATTAGATAAAGCATATGGCAAGAGACCCAAAAGAAGGAACGGGAAAAAAACCTAAAGGAAGCGGGAGGCGTTTATATACAGATGAAAATCCTAAAGATACAGTACCCATTAAGTTTGCAACACCTACAGATGCAAGAAAAACAGTCGCAAAAGTCAAACGTATTAAAAAACCTTTTGCTAGAAAAATACAAATACTTACAGTCGGAGAACAAAGATCAAAAGTTATGGGTAAATCTGAGGTCTCTAATATATTTAAAAAGGGTAAAGACTCAATAAGAAAGTCGCATGGCAATAGCAAAAAGTCAAAAAAGTCTTAAAGATTGGACTAAACAAAAATGGCGTACTAAGTCAGGCAAGAAGTCGTCTGATACAGGAGAAAGATATCTTCCTGAAAAAGCTATCAAAGCTATGTCAAGTTCACAATATGCAGCTACTACTAAAAAGAAAAGAGCAGATACTAAGAAAGGTAAACAATTTTCTAAACAACCTAAGTCTGCTGCAAAGATATCAAAGAGGTATAGGTAATGTATGAATATTCTTGCGAAGTTAAAAGAGTCGTTGATGGTGATACTGTGGACGTTATTCTTAATCTTGGGTTTGATATTTTCTATAAGTCTCGTGTTCGTCTATATGGTATTGATACTCCCGAGTCACGTACTCGTAACAAAGATGAGAAGGCTAGAGGAAAAATGGCTGCGGCTTACTTAGAAGATGCTATTAACAATGGCAATACTGTTGTTATACAAACAAAACTAAAGGATTCTAGGGGTAAGTATGGAAGAGTATTAGGTAATGTATTGGTTGATGATGTAAACATTAATGAACAAATGGTTGACAAACATCTAGCAGTAAAATACTTTGGACAAAGTAAAGAAGATGTTGAAGAAGAGCATCTTAAGAATAGACAAATATTAATTGATAACGGAACATTTGAACCTTAAAATAAATCAACATGTTTAAACAACAGGAGAAAAAATATGCCAAATGTAGGTAAAAAGAAATTTGCTTATGATGATGCTGGAATGAAAGCAGCACGTGAGGAAATGAAAAAATCAGGTAAAGATATGGTAATTAACTTTGACGAGGGTGGAAAGGTAGATGACTACCAAGATAGCCTTGTTAAAAAATTTGGTGGCGGTATGCCTAAGTATGGTAAAGGTGGAATGCCTTACGGAAATACAAAAAAAGATTAATGATATATGGCAACAGCCACTACTAATAACTTTGACTTAGATATAGCAGAAGCAGCAGAAGAGGCTTTTGAACTAGCTGGTTTAGAAATGAGAACTGGCTACGACTTGCGTACAGCTAGACGTAGTATAAATCTTATGATGCTTGAATGGGCAAACAGAGGTTTAAATCTATGGCAAGTTGAATCAGGTAGTACAACATTAACTGCTGGAACAGCTACGTATAGTTTAGATGCTGACACTATTGATTTGTTAGAACATCATTTAAGAACGGATGATGGAGAAACAAGTGCGCAAAGTGATACATCTTTAACTAGAGTATCTTTTTCGCAGTATGCTGATATACCTAATAAATTAGATCAAGGTAGACCTAATGAAATATTAGTCAATAGAGATAGTGGCACTACATCTTTTACTCTTTATCCAGTTCCTGATAGTACAACTACTTACAAGGTAGTTTGGTACAGGCTTAGACAGATATATGATGCAGGAACACCAGCATCTAATACTTTAGATATACCTAAAGTATTCTTGCCATGTCTTGTATCAGGTCTTGCTTATTATTTAGCTATGAAAAATCCAGAAGCAGCACAAAGAATTCCATTCTTAAAGCAACAATATGAAGAACAATGGAAACTTGCATCTGAAGAAAACAGAGTTAAAGCAGCTGTAAGATTTGTACCGGGAGGTTATTAGTATGCCGTATGCTAAAGGTAAACATGCATATGGTATATGTGATAGAACTGGCTTTAGATATCCTTTAAAAGATTTAAGAAATCAAATAAAAGATAAAAAAAGAACAGGACTGTTAGTAGGTAAAGACGTATTAGATAAAGATCAACCACAACTACAACTAGGCAGATTAAGGTTAAATGATCCACAGGCTCTTAAGAATGCTAGACCACAAACAGACTTACAAGCTAGTAGAGGGTTATCTGGATTCAATCCTATAGGTGGATGGAATTCAGCATTTGGTGATTCTAGTCTTAGTAATATGGTGTTAAAAGGTCAACTAGGTAATTTAAAAATAACTACAAGCTAATGTCATTTACATTTACAACATTAAAAAACGCTATACAAGATTATACTGAAAATACAGAGACCACATTTGTAAATAATCTTTCTACTATAATAGTTCAAGCAGAAAATAGAATTAATGGCGCAGTAGAATTACCTAACTATAGAAAGAATCAAACAGCAACTGCTACTATAAACAATCAATATCTTGGAGTGCCTGACGATTTTTTGTATCCATATTCATTAGCGGTAGTAGATTCAGATGGTAACTATAATTTTTTAATAAACAAAGATGTTAACTTTATAAGAGAAGCATATCCAAAAGCTTCTGCTAATACTGGATTGCCAGAATACTATGCTCAGTTTGATGATGATTTTTATATATTAGGTCCAACACCTGATGCTAATTACACAGTAGAGTTACATTATTTTTATTTACCACAATCTATAACAGCCTCATCAGATGGAACAAGTTGGTTAGGAACAAATGCTCCTGATGTTTTATTATTTGGTTCTTTAGTAGAAGCATACATATTTATGAAAGGTGAGCCTGATATAGTGCAACTTTATGAAACTAGATTTAAAGATGCATTAGATAAATTAGTTATAGAAAATGATGGAAGAAATAGAAAAGATGCTTATAGAAGCGGACAAAGAAGATTAGTAGAACAATAATGTTAAAAGAAAGAATACTAGATTTAGAAGGCAAACATGTAGCTATTGTGGCTATGGGTATGAGTCAAATAGATTTTCATCTATCACAGTTACATAGTAAGAAGTTTGACGAAGTTTGGGTAATTAATGCGATGATAGGAGTAGTTAAGAAAGCAGATAGAGCATTTATACTTGATCCTATGTCACGTTTCTTTGATACAGACGAAGCAGCATCTATGACTCAAATGATGAGAGAAGAGTTACCTAAAATAGATTATCCAATATATTCTTGTGAACTAGATGCAAGAGTGCCAGCAGTAGAAGAGTATCCTATTAAAAGTGTAATAGAAGATACATCATGTGCTTATCTTAACAATACAGTAGCTTATGCTATAGCTTTTGCTTACTGGAATAATGTTGGTTCTATTAGTATGTTTGGAACAGATTTTACTTATAATAATAACGCACACTTTGCAGAAATGGGTAGAGCATGTTGTGAATATTGGCTAGGCAAATGCATGGAAAATAATGTTGATGTATCTGTAGCTGTTAGATCAAATCTATTAGATGCTAATGTAGATATGAAAGATAAACTATATGGGTATCATCGTTTAAACGATCCAATAGTATCTTATTTAAAAGATGGTGAACTATCAGTATGTAATTATTCAGAGATCATACAAGAAAAAATGATACCACATGGAATCATAGGAAGAGAAAATCCTAAAGAGTGGGTTATAGATGAAAGATCAAACGGAAGTACGCCACCAGAACCTTTAGTACCATAATGCAAACAGATAAATTTGAAATATCAATAGGTAATCTTGGTGTAAAAACTACAGATTATAGAGGACACACAGTAGAAGAAGTTGCTGATATGGCAACTGATAGATTAGTTTCGATAAGTGATACAGCACCTGACACTATAAAAGCGCAAGCCCATATATTTAAAGATGCTGCACGACAGGTAATTACACACTATATGCATGAGGCAATAAAAAACCACATATGTACAGTATGTAATCAATTAGAACAGCAAGGACATAAAGACCTTGCCAATATAATAAGGAGGCTGTAATGGCTATAACACAAGCAATGTGTACTTCTTTTAAGAAAGAACTTTTAGAAGGCGTACATAATTTTAAAAATTCAGGTGGTAGTACATTCAGGTTAGCACTCTATACGAGTTCAGCTACTATGAGTGCAGCAACTACTGCATATACAACATCACAAGAAGCTAGTGGTACTAACTATACCGCTAAAGGTAATACACTTACACGTGTAGACCCTTCTACTTCAGGCACAACAGCATTTACAGACTTTGCTGATTTAACATTTGGCACAGCAACTGTTACTGCTAGAGGTTGTATGATTTATAACGACTCTGCTTCAGGTGATCCGGCAGTTGCAGTATTTGATTTTGGTGCTGATAAAACATCAACAGCAGGTTCATTTACTATAACTTTTCCAACAGCTGATGCAAGTAATGCGATTATA